ACGCTGAATGGTGATTCCCAAACGATCGACGATCATGTAGAACTCCATCCAGTCGGCCAGTGCGATTGAAAGAGCACCAGCGGCTACTGCCGGCATGGTTGTGGACATACGAACCGGAAGACCAAGGATCTGGCCGGGCTCGGACATTTCCAGACCCGGGCGCCAAATGTAATCACCGTCACCATTTTTCAACTGCATGGCTTCTGCAACTGTGGTTCGGTTCATCAGCCAAGACGCACGGCTCATATAATACTCAGTCAAAGAAAACTTGACATCGATAAAGCCATCAGCGGTCAGAGCCGTTGCATGACCCATATTGATACGCTCAACCTTACCATACTCCGGCGTACCTGCGGTAGTAACATTAGCGTAGGTCAAGAAACCACGGGGCTTCCCAACACCATCACCGGTCACAAATGCAGCACCCTCACCACGGGCAAACCGACGACCGACATGGTCAGCCAGCCAATTCTCAATATTAATCCCACTATCTTCCAGCAGGGTCTGCGTGGCTTTCGGTTTCGCATACATTACATGAACAGGAATACGTTTCTTGTAAAATTGCGGAGTATCGGTTTCGGCGCCAGTCTCAGCCTCACCTTCCCACCCCCAACCAGCCTGATCGAAGTCCACCATCCACTCAATTGCGCCAGTGGTAATGGATTCGGTTGCGGCAAGCTGACGGATAGGATCGGACTCAAAAATGCGGGTGATAATCCGGCTACCCATTGCGGGAGTGACCGTATACCCACCATCAGGATCGGAGCCTACGCTCAGAGATTTATAATTGGCGGCACCCAATGCTACTTCAGGATGATCGCCTTTCGCCCGCATAAGAGCAATAAAAGACTCGCGATAAGTCTTATATGACTCTACATCCGGTTTCATATTTTTCATCTTGGAGAACTTCGCACCCTCGTCAGAACCGGCAGCACAATTGATCTGCCAATCAAGAGCGTCTTTCTCAAGCTTCGCAAAGTCACCAGCACTCATATCCATGCCGGGACGACGCAGGGCTTTCTCAAGCTCATCCATACGTTTCTGAGTTTCTTTTTCAGCGGCCTTGGCGGCTGCTACGGCTACGTCAATTTCATCCTGACGGGTAACCAGAGACTCGGTGAATTTCTCTACGCGATCTTTCAGAATCGGATCGGTGATGGCTTCAGACTTTACTTCTTCCAACAATGATTTCAAAGACTCAGTGTCTTTACGAAGGGTCTCATAATTTTTCTTATGCCCATCATTTTGTTTGTCAATCTCGGCAAAGACAGCCTTCACCACGTCAGGGTTCTTGCTTTCCTTAATTGCCTGCTCTCTCTCGGTTGTTGCATCTTTTACATTCCAGCCCATTTGTTTAACTCCTATAAGTTTAAAATTAAAAATCAATCATCGCTGCATTCCTGCGCTGCAGTTCCTTTAATAACAGTGACTCAACCTCTACCATCCTCATTTCACTATCATCTCCTGACTCTCTCAGGGACGATGTCTTCATTTGCTTGACAACCAACTGTGCTTGAGATTTCGTAAGCCCTGCCTCCCGCAAAGCCCTTTCCCAATCACGTTCTGTCAAACAACCTTCAAAATCTTTCACCGTGGTAATATTTGCTCCGATATTTGCAGGAAAAGTAACTGGAGAAATCTCCCACAGGTCAAGCTTTTTTAAATACCGATAAACGTTCTCACCCTTCTCAAGCATTTGGTATGAGTCAGGGTCTCTAAGACCGTTCTCAAGACGAGGTAGGTCATAGCCTATACTAAGCCCTTTGATAGCACCCTTTCTCATCAGGGCTAACGTCTCCTTAGCTCTCTGCACCTCTAAAATCAATTCGCCTTCCACATAAAGACCCTGATCCAACTCTTCGAGTTTTGTCCAGATACCAATGGGCTCACTGGGATTATGTTGATACAACATTGCGATCCCATTTTTGTTTCGACCACCATTGGCAATGGTATCTTTGAAGGCGCCCTTAACTACAATGTCGCCATGTGAATCAGGTGACCCACCAAAAGTTGAACCCCAACCCTTGAACTTGCCCGACTCATCAATCTCGCCTTCTTTCAGTTCCAGCGGTACTCCCATGATAGGATAAGCAGGACCATCAGAAGTTCGTTTTGTAAAAAATCTATTGATATCCATTTTTAACTCCCTCTACTTTTTTCTTTCGTATATTATACCATTGTTTTGGAATGTTATAGGAGATAAATGTTTATTTTTTCCATAAGCAATATCATTCGGAATTTTATCTGGGAAAGCAAAACAGTAAACACTCTCAGTTTTTTCAGTTCCATCAGGCTGATGAACCCCAAGAAAATGTTTACATTTTCTTTTAGAACAATTTGGTTCTTCTAACATAATTTATTACTCCTCCATATCTTTCCACGTTTCTTCGATTGCCAATCTGGACATAACTGGGATCTCAACCGGAGTCTTTAAGAAGAACGTATAAGGATTAAACTTCGACAACACCCCGACAAAGTGCTCATAGTTTTTGAACTCTGACTTCTTGTATTCGTTCAACCAAACAATCATTTCCCCGTTGGTAATCCATTCGCGGTATGCTCTTTTTGTCTCAACAAGGCCGTAGAAATTATCTCCGTCTTTCTCTATACTAACTATGATGGTTGACATAACCTAATGCTCCCTTATAATGTTATACTTAGTCATAGTTATTATAATGGTTTTTGTTAACAAAATAAGGAAAATAGTTTTTGTCAAGTTTGTTAATCCCTTAGAACAAACGGTATCTTGTATTTTTCTGCCAAGTCTTTAATATGTTCCATGGCACGGGAATCTTTTGGAATAGAAATGGAAGCGACATCAGCCATTGATAATTCACCGTGGATCTGTGCCTCTATATAACCATGATAGAAAGAAAATCCATTTGCCTTCCGCTCACCATGAATAAACTCAACGATATGGTTTCTCAAATCGTTTTGATCCTTTGCCGACATTTTTTTCCATAGTTTAATCTGTTCGATAGCAAGCTTTGTCGGAGTCTCACTGGTGAATACAGATCCATCTTTTATAGCATTTCTATATATACTCGAACTATTCCCAATCGTAAAAGTGGTCCGCTTAACCACTTCCTTCTTCAACTCAAACGCAACGTCCCCATATCGACCATGGAGATGATTAGCTGCCGGATCATTTAGATACCCATACTTCGGACGCTCAGCGGCTAGTTCTGCCGGAAATTTCCGCTTATTAGTTTTCAAAGCACTTTCATAAACCTTGCTGTCTTGATATGATTTTTGAAATATGTTTTTCTCCCACTCATCACGAACACCTCCGATTTTCGGATCAATACATCCTCCGGAAGTCGCCTTACCGTATTCCAACTCAAACTGATTCTTGAACTTTCCATTTTGTAGAACATCCTGATACGAGCGAGAATCAGGATATCGCATCTTCCGGTTCATATATATTTTATGGTCGCCAGTCCCTATAATATCACGAAACTTATTTCGCATCTCTTCTATATATGCTGGATCTATATCAAGTTCCTTTGCCGCCTTAGCGATGGCTTCCGCCTCGGCTTCTGCAGCCGCCTTCTTTACAACATCAATCGCGGCTTGTTGTCTTTTAGTCAACTCTCCGGCCACCTGCCCGGTAAGAACTTTATCGACAACAAGGGCCTGTGGTGCGGGACCATCTAATTTCTTCCGCATGTATGATGAAACTTTTTCAAAAAAGCTCTTCTCTTCCTTTGTCCATTTTCTCGCCTTAGCAATACCATCGATGCCCTCTAAATATTTTTTTATATTAGGATGAGTATGCAGAGAAAATGCTTCAGAAAACATTTCAGTTGTGTTGGTCGAACCATATTCACTGAGAGTTCGTCGAAGCAAAGTTTTATCATATAAACCACTGAATTCATTTAGGGACATGGTTGTTTCTAAATGATGTCCATATTCATGGCGGAGTCTGCTATATCTGTCATCACACGAAAGCCAACTTCCTACTGTACACCGCGCTCTCTCTGGTTTATCAAGAGGAAACTTTATATTGACATCTTGCCAATCCAAGACAATTTTCTTCTTCCTCATCATCCCGCGACCTTCTAAATAAACCCCCCTAACCCCCTCGGAAGGATACGAACCAAGAACTTTTTTTAGGCCTTCGTGATCAGTTAAAATTATATTGTCTAACTTGACTCGACGGTTGACAAATGTAGATAAACCCGGATTTTCCCTGTGCATTCTTGCAAACTCATTACCAATTTGATTGATAATTTTTGTTTTTTCAGCCGAAGTTTTTGCTATGGAATTATCCGCTAGAATTTGGCTACATTTAAACTTTTCCTTGAATTGTTTTTTAACCGCCCTTAAATCATTTCCATCTTCCCATACGGATCTGTATTTCTGCCACTCTTCCAGTGGTGCCCTTCTATTTGGAACTGGCCCTCCCAATGGTGGTGGCTTACTCGGAGCCGGAGCCGGAGCCGGAGCCGGAGCCGGAGCCGGAGCCGGAGTCGGAGC